GGAATGAAGTCAATGTCATCATTCTTGACCATCTGGGCGTAGACTGCGCTGTGGACAGAGATAGCAGTCAGTTCGTCGTAACGGTCGCCGAGGGTGTTGGTGGCCTCAACGAAAGCGTCACGGTTGAACCGAGTGCCTGCGTCCTGATTAGCAATGGCGTCAGCAGCTACGTCAACAACCATGTCGCCGCCGTCGTTAGCGACGTTATCGGCGATGATGCCGTTGGTAGTAGCGACAAGACGACGCTGCCACTGGCGCTCAAAGTACCGGTCGGTACGATTACGAACCTGATCGATAGCGCGAGCACCAAGGGCAAGTTCTGATGCAAGATCAGCAGCCTGCCAACCTTGGTTGACGAAAGCCTTACGAGCGACCTGCTCGCCCTGCACAACCTTCTGAGGCGTAGCAGTGGAACTAGGATCGTCGCTGCTGTAGTTCACCTCAACGCTGCCGTCTAGGTCTTTCCAGAAAGGAAGTTCGGCAACCTTACCGGCTGAACCAGCAAGTTCGTCGAGCAGTGCGTTACGGGTGACAACACCGCTGTCAAAGAAAGCGGTCTTCTCAGGGCCGTTGACCGGGGGTAGGTCCCGGAATACTGTTACATCAATGATGTCACTTAGACGTGTAGTAGCCATGTTAGATTTCTCCTAAATATTTATTGGCCGTAATACTCATTTCGTAGGCGCTGGTACTCATTCGGGTCTTCTGCCCGTAGCTGTGATAGCTCTGCGCCTGTCATCTCTGCGAATGATTTAGTGGTTACGGCCCCGCCGTTCTGTTGACCCGTGGCTCCGCCACCAGTCGCCCCGCTTCCATCGACTAGAAACGGGTATTTTTCTCGAAGGTGTATAAGGACTTTTTCCTTCTCTACCGGCACACCGCCCAACTCAAAAACAACGCCGTCGTCAGAGTACTTGGCATACTGCGCCGCCTTCTCTTGTAGCAGTTCCCCGCGAGCCGTGTCGCGTGTCAGTTCAGCCGCCAACTTTGTGGCTTCGCTCTGGATTGTCTGCTTCTGGATGCGCTGCTGGAACTCCTCGTATTTCTCCTGTAGTTCCCGCTTCGCCTCCTGTTCGCGCTCATACAGCTCTCGGAACTGCTCCTTCTCCTTTAGTCGCTCTTCTTCCTGAGCCTTCTGCTGCTCTTCTAGCTCTTTTGCCTTCTGAGCCGCAGACTTCTTTTCACCAAGAAGTTCATCTACCTTGTGTTTCAGCCCAGAGACTTGCTCTTCAATCATCTTCTGGACTTCTTCTTCTGTATAAGTCTTGCCTGAGTCCTTGACTTCTTGCTTGACCTGATCTTCAGCCTGCTGCTGGATGTCTTCTTCAGTTGCCATAAAAATAAGCCCCTAGCTTACGGTTAGTGTCCGACCTCTGGCCGGGTTAGTCAGATGGCGTGGCTTTTTGCCAAGCCAAAGGATTTTTTTCTCTTAGCTCTTGCAAACTGATCTCAACGCCGTCTCGATCTATAAAATCCTTGGCGTCAAGGCCGCCTTGCTCAAATAGTTCGTATTTCGCTTCGCCGTTCCTGTACTTACGAAAGAACTCTCGCTTAAAGTCAGCAGGCTGGTTTCTGAGCCAGCCACTGAAAGTCTTTTGACTGCTGACTTGTTCTGCCCCTTCTGCGCCAACTGCCGGCCTCTCTCCTTCCATCCCTGAGAGCACCGAACCCTCCCTTGGCACAGCTACTCGGATAGAGCGACAGTTATAATGCAGCGGTGGTCTTGGTCCAGTGCCCACATCATAGATGTTGCCGTCTAGTCCAGAGCAAGTGGGTGTAGTCCTAGCGTCTAATGTTGCTAGGTATTTCTCTCCGCCGATGTTGTCGCTGTTCTCTTCAGCGAACTGGCTCCTTGCAACACCGGCAGCGTGGTTTACTGCTGTCTGCACTACTGCCCTTGTTTGAGCCCGAGTCCTGCCGCGTACTTTCTGGCTTACCCTTGCTGCTACCTGATCAGTTGTATCGCCAGCGATAAAGCCAGTAGAGATAATGTTTTTGATCTCTTTTGTATTGCTCTTACTCAGAGTATCGACCATCTGCTCTACAGTAAGGCTCTGTCGAGTGTTTCCTATGATGATCTCTGTTGGAGTGTTTGTTACCGCTGACTGCACTCGTTCAAGTGGAGGCACTGTTGTCTCTACTGTAAGCACCTGATCAAGTGTCTGCTTTTGGAACTCGATCTCTCCATCAGTAAACTCGCTGAGGCGATCTAACAGACGCTCTGAGACCCTTTCTCTTGCACCATTTAGGATCGTATCAATAGAAGCAAGAATAGCCCCTAAACGCTGTCTCTGTAGTTCTGTGGGTGTTTCAGCAAGCCTTGAGTTGATATCTAATCTAAGCTGCTCAAGCACTTCGTCCATCTCCCTTGAGATGCCTCGGCTTGCCCTCTGCACCATGACCTGCCGTCTTGTGGCTGCATCTGCTAAAAAGTCGTTTGCAGACATAGCGTTACACTAGAGATTGGTCAGCGTTTTCCCCATCAATCTCGTCGTCGCCCATATCTTGAGGGATATGGATTCGTCCCTTACGAATAGACTCCCTCTGGATGGAGCGAGAGATAACGCCCGTATCACCAAGCTGAATAAGAGCCATTAGTTGCTGTGCATCTAGGCTAGACTCAAAGAAATCAGTGTTAAGATCGTAGCGGATATCTTCTACATTCTGGATGCCCATGAACCTTGCAGCATCCATAAGAGCGCCTGTGAAAGCATAAGACAAGTTATTTACTACTTGGTCAAGCGTGCTGCTTTCAGCACTGGCGTTGATCCGTGCTGCCTCTGCTGTCTCGTTAGGACCACCGCGCTGAATGATACGAGCGCCAATGCCCACCATTTCTTTTTCTTTGGCTTCTTTAAGCTGAACCAGCAGACTACGCTCTTCTGGCTGAACCAACTCAACACTACCGCCTTGAGTGATGATTCCGCTTCGGCTGCCAAGTTGTACGCCGTTAGGATTCTGTTCTGTGAATGTCTCTGGGTTGGTTTCCCCAATGTTCAAATGCAGCGTAGGCTGACCGCAGATAAATCCTGACTCTTCCAAATCAGCGTTATTGCGATAGTGAGCAATGTTAAGGACAGCTAGATCGTAAAGTGGCGCGTCGTCAATATCCGGCAGGTTGTTCTCAGCACCTACAATGTACAACGGAATGTGATCAAAGGCTGCGCCTCCTGCCATACGAGGAACAAACTCCTCGCTCTTGGCCTGACCCCCATCATCGTACATTTGTTGCGTGTAGACGCCATCTCTGAGTCGGAGAACTCGGTAATTCTTGACGACATCGTGATCGAACTCGTTGGTGTTATTCTCATCCTGCACCAACTCAACAAGAACCGCCAAAGTCAATACCCGTCGACCGTTGATCTTTTCATATTTCCAGTTGATAAAAGACTCTGCCTGATAACTAAGAAGCAGAGGACGGGCTCCAATGTTTTGTTCTGTCTCGTAGTCAATACTGTCGTCTATTGTAGGGTAATCAACGAGAATGCAGTGCCGGCCTGTATCAAGGACACTGCCAAGAGATTCTTTTGCAATATGCTCTAGGCTTGTGCCTGCACCATCTGCGTTGAAGAGAACCATATCCTCAATCTCTTCTGGCAGTTCATATGCTGGGTCTCGCCGGAACACCATGCCGCTTAGTGCCGCTCGTGTCCGACCAGTAACGCCTAGAAAGTAAGCCCGCTGTACATAGCGGTCATACCGCTGAGGGTCGCTCGGCACGAACTCAGGGAGATATCGGTTAGGTACTCGTTTTACTGCGCTCTCGCCCTCCACGGCATCTCGAACAAGCCGCCATTTAGGCGAGTAAATCTGGTAATCAGGATGTAGTGTCTTTACTGACATATATTTTTATATATCCTGCTTTGATTAAATAGCGAACTTGATCGAAACATCTGATACAGGCTTTTGCACAGGCATTTCGTAAGCAATCGGATAAGTGCCGGCATCGTTTAAGTGGTCATGGCCTGATGTTTTGTCAGGCTCCCCATTTTTATCGTAAGACTGTTGCTCAAGGCACCTTGTGAACTCAGGGCAGCTTTTAGTATTGACCCTGACTAAACCCTGCTCAAAACCTCTATTAGCACTTAGGATGCGATCCTTGATTGCAGGGTTTTTTCGTGGGGCTCGAACTTGGAATCCTGCCTGTTGCAGCAGCGCTATGTCCGAGCGGGAGGCGTTGACTGTTTTTCTGCTAGTTCCACTAGCGTCTGGGTAGATACAGATGGTGTGGCCTTGATAACGCTGCTCAATCGTCTCAATAACCGCCGGCGTATCGTACCCGTCGACAACCTCTTCGACTGCGTGCATCTCTTCGCCTCTGCGAACATATATGACAGCAGCCATCTTTCCGACGTTGAAGTCCATACCCACATACAGCCTTTCTCCCTCAGCAATCTTCTCTT